TGATAAACTAAACCGAGCTTGGAAAGATTATAAAAAAATCATCCTAACAACAGACCAAAACCTAATTAATGATGGTGTACAAGCTATTAGTGACACTTTCTTAGAATGGTTTGTCAAGAATCCAAGTTGTGAGTTTGTTGAACTTCAACAAGAAATACTTAAATTAGTTCATAATCCAAATTATGTGAATCATACATCAGAAAGTGATGGTATTTATTTGACACCAATAAATGAAGATTTACAATATGGAGAAACAGTTCTTAAAGATAATATTATTGATTACAAAATCGTCATTCCACAAGAAGAACATAAACAAGAAACACTTGAAGAAGCTGCTGAAAGATTGTTTAAAGAATTTCAAATAGAAAACCCAATTGTACCCAATAATAACATTAGACCATTTAAACTTGGTTTTATCAAAAGTGCTAAATGGCAAGCAGAAAGAATGTATAGTGAGGCTATTGAATTTGCTGAATGGATTAGAATTAAAGATTTTCAAACTACATCTAAAAACAATTGGATTGGTTTAGATATGAAATACTATACAACACAAGAATTATTTGAACAATTTAAAAAGAAATAAAAGTTATGAACATAGAAGAAGCATTAGAACACAGAGACACGTTAGCCGATATTGCTACCAAATTATATGGTGATTTTTATATCACCCATCCAAAATTTTGGAACTCACCAACCGAATTACAAATGCGTGAAATTGAAGAGTTACTATTTGAATCGGGTATATTTGATGATATTCAGCCAACACCCGAAGAAATAGCGCTTGCCGAAATTATTATGGAAGAATTTAAACTTGATAAAGAGTTTGATACGTTATTTAGTGATGAAGACGAGGAGGACGAAGATTTCATTTAGAATCATTCCAGATGACATTTCCTGTGCAGCAAATTTGGCTCCCCAGGAAATCGTTCGTATATTACCGACATAGAAATAAGTTAAAAAAATAAATAAATAAAAGTTATGTTAAACATTCAAAATCAAGAGTTCATCAACAAAGCGGAAATTAAGAACCGCGCAAAATCAATTTTCACAACTACAAGTGCTCCAAACACAAGTGAAAAGTATGCCCACATCTCAACCGAGAAAATCATCGACGACATGGAGTTGTTGGGTTGGGGAGTAGTAGATGCTAAAGAGGTTAAAGCTCGTAAAGCAGATACAATGGGTTTCCAAAAACACCTTGTTGTGTTTAGAAACAACGACATCCAAATCACTTCCGAGGATGGTGATACAATTTATCCACAAATCCTATTAACCAATTCACACGACGGTAAAAATGCATTTACCTTCACAGCCGGTTTGTTCCGTATGGTTTGTGAAAATGGTTTGGTTATCTCAACCCAAGAATTCGAAAATATGAAAATCCGTCACTACGGTTATTCGTTCGAAGAGCTTCAAAATACAATTAAGGCCATGGTTGAAAAGCTTCCCCTTACTGTAGATTCGTTGAACAAGTTCCGCGCAATTGAACTTTCCCAAGAACAATGCCTCGATTTCGCTCAAAAAGCCATTGCCACTCGTTTTGATAACGAAATCGATAATATCCAGATTGATCTCCAAGATTTGCTTACCCCAACTCGCCCCGAGGATAAAGGAACAGATTTGTGGTCAGTGTATAACGTGATTCAGGAAAAATTGGTTCATGGTATGTTCAATTACAAATACGGAGTTAAAGTCCGTAAAGCTCGTAAGATTAAGAACTTCAAACAAGATATCGTGTTGAACGAGAAATTGTATGATTTGGCTTTAGCTTACGCTAATTAATCCCTAATGGGATTATTACTTCAAATTAATTAGTTATGTTTGATTAGGGTAGGTGGTGTGGAAACGCATCACCTACCGCTATTTAAATCAACATATACGCGCGTTATAGCGTTTTATATGCATTCAAATCATGGGTTCGCATATTGTGGTGCTTGTGGTGAGTGACGTTATATAACGCGAAGTAATCACTTAATAGTGATTAATTGCTTCAAAGTATGCGCGAGTAATGGGTGTATATATTGATATGTGGATAGTATATTGGAGTAAAAAAACTGTGGTCCCTTTAAAAGGTTATTTAGAATCATTCCAAATGACAAAAAAAGAACCATCTTTTTGGCTCCCTGAAATCCTGTTCGTATATTACCGACATAGAAATAAAAAATAATAAAGGTTATGCAAAACATTCAAATCGTAAAAAGAGGTCGTCCTGCTAAAGTAAGTCAAGTTGTTGGTTTTAATCCAAATGATGTTCAATTGTTTAGAGGTAGTGATTTATCGTTTAATGAAGATTTATTTAAACCACACAAAACGAATCGTGAAATAGATATTATTTTATCTACCGAAGGTGGTTTAATGCCTGGTACTAACATGGTACTTGTAGGTGGTCCTGGTTCTGGTAAATCAACAGTTGCATTAGATATGCTTGCTGATTTTACTCGTCAAGGTTTAAAATGTTTGTTTGTAAGTGGTGAAATGGATGAAATTGCACATTACAAATATTGTAAGCGTTTACCTAAATTTGCTTGTGTTCAAACATTGTTTTTGAAAAACTACGCTCATTGTGTTAAAGAAACTCTTGAACACGTTTTTAATTTAGGTTATGATGTTATTGCTATTGATTCAATTGCTGAAGTAATTGAAATGGTAAAAGATAATTACAAAACAACTGAAAGCGCTGCTGAGTTTTGGTTCTTGAACTTACAAGATAAAAATAAAAAAGGTGATAATAATGGTAAGTATTACACTACCTTTATTAATATTCAACAAGTTACTAAGCAAGGTGAATTTGCTGGTTCTAACCGTTTGAAACATATGACTGATGCAATGTGTCACGTTGAGCGTTCAAAAGATGGTTTAGCACGTAGTTTGCATTTTAGTAAAAACAGAGATTGTGATAAAGATTTTAAAATGTATTTCACAATCTATAACGATTCAGTACATTATTCATACGAAACAACTAACGATTAATTATATGAGCTGTTCATCAGGTAAATCAACAAAAAAAGGTAGCTATAATAAAGCTAACAATTTAAAACAACCTATATCGTATACAATCGATAAAAAAGGTAATGTTAAACCAATTTATTCACTTAAAACAAAATAAAAATCATGAGAAAAAATTTAAACTTTATTCCGCTAAACAACGACATTAATAAATTGTCAGCTTTTATTCCTTCACTTAATAAGGATTGGCGTACTAATCAACGTATTACTTCAAAACCTTTTCAAATCGAATCTCTAGATGCTGTACGTGAATTTCAACGTCAAGGTTGGAATGTTGCAGGTGCATTAGAAAACAGAGGTAAAAATCGTAAGGTTGCTAATCATTTTATTAAAATGGAACATCCAGATTTTAAAATCCTTAATAAAAAAGGTCAAACAGAAGCTGTTGCTACTATGAATATTCAAAATAGTTGTAATGGTTCTAAACCTATGGAATTAGATTTAGGTGCTTATCGTCAAGTTTGTTCGAATGGTGTTATTGCACATACATCTTATAGTAGTGCTAAAGTACCACATAATGAAAAAGGTCAATATTCATTGCAAGAAATACTTTGTGATTTAGGTATTCGTACACAAGGTATTATGGATGAATTTAATAAACTAAAAGATAGTAATTTGACACCTCAACAAGCTATAGCTATGGCTACAGAGGCTGCAACACTTCGTTTTGGTAAAAACCATCGTATAAACGTTGATCAATTACTTAATACAGTTCGTGATGAAGATAAAGGTGATGATGTATGGACAGTATTTAACCGCATACAAGAAAATTTAACACAACCACATCGCATTACTGATGATAAAGGTAGAATGATGAATGGTGTTGTTGGTGCTAGTGAAGATACACGTATTAATAAAGAGTTGTTTCAACTAGCATACGCATACGCTTAAAAATACTTTAAAATAAATTTGGTTATTTAAAAAATATATATTATATTAACGACATGAAAGCTAGAAATGATTATAATAACGCCTGTGATAAAATTATTGTAGAAGCTGTAAATGCTGGGCTTGCTTTTGAAGTTATAGAATCAGCATTCCAACATAAAGAACAATTTCCAGATGCTCCTTTATTGCAATGTTTGCAAGTAGGTGCGGATGAATGGGACGTTTAAAAAATATTATATATTTATATAACACAAATACTTGGGTGGCGGAATCGGTAGACGCGTTGGTCTTAAACACCAATGAACATTGTTCTTACGGGTTCAATTCCCGTCTCAAGTACAAAATTAAATATTTATAATAAAATTAATAATAAAACCAAAAAAAGAAAAATGAAAAAAGTAATTTTCGCAATCGCAATCGTAGCCGTAGCTACAATGTCAGCTTGTTCAAACAATGCAAGTACATCAACTTCAACTTCTGATTCTACTGCTGTAGATTCTTCAGTTGTAGCACCAGTTGATACAGTTGTAGCTCAGTAATTGAGTTTACAAGCCCCCTTAGCTCAGTTGGTAGAGCTTCTGATTTGTAATCAGATGGTCGGCGGTTCGAGTCCGTCAGGTGGCTCAAATAGCGAGTTGGTGTAATGGTAACATATTGGGCTCATAACCCAGAGTTCTAGGTTCGAGTCCTAGGTTCGCAACTAAACAACCTGTACCCTTGAAAAACTCGTTTAAGTAAAGCAGGTTGACTCCGAAATAAAAGGGTATTAGAATAAGGAGTAATTGGAAGATTGGCAGAGTGGTCGATCGCGGCAGTCTTGAAAACTGTTGTACTGCAAGGTACCGTAGGTTCGAATCCTACATCTTCCGCACCTTAATACCGATTCGGGTCCGTGAACAAGGGAGGCCTGCGCTTCTAGTAAAGAGAAAAATCACGTTAAATCTCCCCACGCTAGGTGGCAGCGGTGACCTAGCATTATTACCTCCTCGTCTAATGGCAGGACAAGTGGTTTTGGTCCACTTAATCGAGGTTCGAATCCTTGGGAGGTAACTAAAACTTAGTTTGGAATTTTAAAATAAAAATGTTATATTGATACTATGAATTTGACAAAAGCACTTAAACACAAGAAAAAACTTGTAAAACAAGCCGATGAATTTTATTCTCGTTTTTCTAATTACAATTCTTTTGAAGTTGGAACAACTCCATCTTATAAACCAGAAGAAATGTTTGAAGGATGGTTGAAAAAAACTGATGAGTTAGTTAGTTTAAAAGCAAAAATCCATCAAGCAAATGTACCTATTGCTGAAAAAATTTTTCGATTAGGGGAAATTAAAAATATAATTTCTCGCATGCGTGGACTTGACACTAAAGAAGGAAAAGTTCGTGATCGTTATTCGGTTAATGATAATGCTGTTGAATATAGAGCATACATGAATTTATTTAATAAAGATCTTCAAATTAAAAATTATGAAGAGGAGTTAGAAAAACTCCAAGAAGAGATTGAGGCATTTAATGCCATCACAAAGATATAACCAATTTAAAGAGTAAAGTTGAATTAGTAGTGCTTAATTCTTCGGAATTATCAACTCTACATATAAACATGATGCTTTGATACTGATATTGACGAATGCCTTAAGATTCAAAATTTAAAATTCAATATTAGGAAAACTTAAATCTCAAATCTTTTCAACGAAACTTTAATTTTACTCTACTTTGGTTTATTTGCTCGGTTCGTCTATCGGTTAGGACACCAGGTTTTCATCCTGGTAAGAGGGGTTCGATTCCCCTATCGAGTACAAAAAAATCGTGATCATTTAGGTTGAAGATGATAAGCGCAATCATCGTAGGTTAAGCGATATCCTACATTTGGACCTTTAGCTCAGTTGGTTAGAGCGCCGCACTCATAATGCGTGGGTCACAGGTTCGAGTCCTGTCTTCCCGACAGAAAAATTTTTTCCAATATGTATCATTGACAGTATTTACTGTAGGGTAGTTTTAGATTTTTCTTATATATATAAATAAGTAAATAAAGTTGTTTCAATCAGTTTTTTATTTTGATAATAAAAAGTATGAAACATTTATCTAAAGAAGAGCTATTAAGTAGACTTGAAGCAATTAATCGCAGTAATGCTATTATTTACTTTGATTTAACTGGGGTTATTTTAGGAGTAAATGATATCTTTTTAAAAGCAATGGGTTTTGAAGAAGATGACCCTAAAGAACTTATAGGTAAACATCATAGTATATTTGTATGTGACGATTATGCGAGATCTTTAGAATATGAAAAGTTTTGGGATATTCTAAGAAGTGGGAAGTATTATAAAGGAGAGTTTGAAAGAAGAAAAAAAGACGGTAGTCTTATAAATTTACAAGCAACCTACAATCCTATTTTTGATGAATCAGGTACGCTTACTAAAATAATGAAAATTGCTACTGATATTACTGAAATAGTCAATAGTAAAAATCAAATGGATGCTGTAAACAGAAGCTCAGCAACTATAAGATTCGATGTTAATGGTTTTATTTTAGATGCTAATTCTATTTTTTTAGAAACAATGGGATATAAAGCAAATGAAAAAAATCAAGTTATAGGTAAACATCATAGTATTTTTATATCTTATGAATATTCAAAATCTGATGAATATTTAAAATTTTGGCAGGATTTAAAAGCCGGTAAAATATTTAATGGAATATTTGAAAGAAAAAAAGTAGATGGTTCTACTGTATATTTACAAGCAAGTTATAATCCTATATTTGATAGTAAAGGAAATGTTACCAGTATAATTAAAATTGCTAGTGATGTTACAGAAGCTACTATAAATAAAAAAGCAATTAAAGAACTTACGGAAAATTTACAGATTGAATTACATAATTCTAAAGAACTAAAAAATGCTCTTGAAATAGAAAGAAATGCGGCTGTTGAAGATTTAGATGCTACACTAAAAAAGAGCCAAAACGAGTTAATCAAAGTGATTGTAAAATCTGCATTGTTTGTAATCATGAGTGTAGGGTTTATTACAACTACCATGTATTCATTTGCTATTTTTTATGGTACAGATACTCAAATAATAGGATCTACATGGAGTAATATGTTTAGTGTATTACTTACAAATGCCTTTTCAATAGTTGGTACAATTATGGGTATTAAATATGCTACCCAAGATGGGGATAAAATAAAAACAAATAAATAAATAATAACATGAAACAATTTTTCAAGTCATTATTCGATGACAACAACACAATCAACGAAAAAGCCGTTGTAGGATTCATTGCATTTTTTATGCTAGTAGTTGCCCTTATTGTAGACCTAGTTACAGGTTACATGGGTACAGCTTTGGTAATTAACGAATTCATCTTTGATGGATTTATGGTAATCATTTTAGGTTCATTTGGTATCGCTTCTGTTGATAAATGGATGAACAAAAAAGACAAACACGAAGAAGATAAAGATAACGTAGAAAATTAATTAAATTATGGCTTACACAAGAGAACAAATTGAAGGTGCCGTTAAAGGCAAAGGGTATGTTTGGTTTGAAGGTGCAAAAGACTTCGACTTAAACATTGTAGGAGTTAGAAACTCTGCAACAGGTAACAAAGTAACTAACGTATTTGATGATACAATGACTGTATCTTACAAAGAAGGTGGTGTATGGAAATTTCATCAGTGGTCTTGTACTACTGATCCAGGAACTAAAGGTGTTAAAGAATTTCACAACGCTGCAGGTGTTGCTCGTTTAGTTGAAGGTCAATACAGAGGTTCACACACCCTAGGTTTACACCAAGGAAAATACGAAGCTTTAAAACAACAAAAACCAGTTAAAGTATATCGTGACGCTAATAAGGATATGACTTATGATGAGTCTAAAATCCAAGAAGGTATCTTTGGTATTAATATTCATAAAGCAGGTGCTGATTCTACTTACGTAGAAAACTGGTCTGAAGGATGTCAAGTATTTAAAAAATCTGCTGATTTTGAGTCATTTATGATATTAGCTAGAAAAGCAGCTGCTATACATGGTAAATCATTTACTTATACTCTTATCGAATCAAGTGATATTAAATAATTAACTTTTAACTATTTTATGGAGAGCCGGCATTAGTCGGCTCTTTGTATATAGTTATATTAGACAAATAGGCACATAACTCCATGATTTGGGGTTAAAGCGCCGTTATAAACAATATAAATCGGTTATAATGCATATTTATGCACGTGGATGTAAATAAAATCTTTGAATTATTTGGTAGTAAGGATGAAAATCCTAAACCGGATCTTGGTACAAATCAAGATATGTCCTATCTTTTAGAAGATTTTAAAAAGCACCCTATGTTCTGGGTAGGAATGTTTAAAAAACTTATTTATAATCATAAAGTATTTAATACTAAAGCATTAAATTCATTTAAAGATATGGATGAAGGGCTTGATATGAATGATGTAGAAGCTGCCGGTGAATTCATAATGTATAATAGAGCCTGGTATTGGATAAGTAAGATTGATATTAATAATAAATTACATCAAGAATCTATAACTCATTATGCAGATGAAATATTACTTACTTACACTAAAGTAACAATATTATACTTTCAGGAATTAGAAGAATACGAAAAGTGTGCGCATCTTAAAAAAATTCAAAATTTTCTTGAAAGTATTTTAAACTAAGCTTGGCGACACCATTTTTCCTTATTATATTGGGAATACGAGAGTTTAGAAAATTAAATAATAGAAAATATGAAGAATAGAGAAATAATGATGAGACGGTTGGAACGAGCCGAGGGAGGGATTGAGAAGCTACATTTCATCCTAAGTCGTCAAGGTTCGAGAGAACAATTTGAGGAGGTACTCCAAGAAATAAGAGAGTTAATTCAAGAAACAAAAGCATTTATTCAACAGGAACCATTAGGTCCCGGAGAAATTAATAATTATTAATAAGTTATGCAACTAACAGCAGAGCAAATCCAAGCAAATTGGGTAGAATTTATTGGTTATATTGAAGATCATATTCAATCTCCAAGGAAAGAAAAATTAATTGAATTTTATAAAAAATATGAAGATAGGCTTATTTTAATGCCTGCCGCTCATAAAAAAGAATATCATAATGCTTTTCCTGGTGGTTATATAGATCATGTAAATCGTGTAATTACGGGTGCTTTACATCTTCATAGTTTATGGGGTAAAATGGGAGCAGATTTAACTACTTACACTAAAGAAGAATTAGTATTTTCGGCATTAAATCATGATCTGGGTAAAATGGGAGATGAAGAAAATGATTCTTATATTCCACAAACAGATGAATGGAGACGTAATAAACTTGGTGAAGACTATATGTTTAATACTAAGGTCCCATTTGCCTCTGTTCCTGATCGTGGTTTATTTTTACTCCAATCTCATGGTATCCAATATTCATTTAATGAAATGATTACTATTCAGACTCATGATGGTTTATATGATGAAGGTAATAAGAAATATTTAATGACTTATATGCCAGAACAAAAACCACGTACATCACTTCCATTTATTGTTCATCAAGCTGATTTAATGGCTGCAAGAATTGAATTTGAAAGAGAATGGCTTCCAAAACTTTCAGGAAATAGCGTGGATGAGTCAAAGAAGAAATTTACATTGGAGTCAAATAAAAAATATCCAACACCCGCTGCTGCTAAACAAAAAGCCTTAGGTAGCGTAAAAAGTGAAGGATTAAAGAACTTATTAGACAACTTATGATATTAACAATTATTATTCTTTCTATATTGGTCGTGACTCTTGGATTCACGACCTTTAACCTCCTACGTAAGAATGAAAAACAGGAGGATATTTTAGCAGGTTATATGGCCTACCTAAATAAAATTTCAGAAATTATTGAAGAATCAGAAAAGAAAATGATGGAAGTAGATGCAAAAGGTAGTTTTAAATCTGATGATGAAGTAGGATTCTTTTTTACTCAAATCCAAAGTATTCAAACAATTCTAAATGCCTTCATTATTAAAAATATTAAATAATGGAAGAGGTAGTAGTCAAAAAGAAAAAAAAGGGAGTACAATACTTTACTCAAGCAACCGAGGATGCTATTGTACTTTATAATAATACAACTGACCCTGAGTTAAGAAGTAGAATTTATAATGAAAAAATTCATTATGCGTTTTTTAAACTTACCGAAAACATTATTCATACTTTTAAATTTTATTACACTGAAGTAGATAATATTGAAGATTTACAACATGAGGTAATAATATTTTTATTATCTAAAATTCATTTATTTAACCCTGAACGTGGAGCTAAAGCATATTCATATTTTGGAACTATTACTAAACGCTATTTAATATTATCTAACCAGAAAAATTATAAAAAACGTATTGATACTACAGGTTTAGAATCAATTGAAGAAGATGAAAAACATTCATATACACTTGAAGATTCTACATATGATGACCGTCTATCAAAGTTTATAGACTTATATACTGACCACTGCACACAGAATATTTATAAAATTTTTCCTAAGGAATATGACGCTCAAATTGCGGATGCGATTTTAGAATTATTTCGCAAAAGAGAAAACTTAGATATTTTTAATAAAAAAGCACTTTACATTTATATCCGTGAAATTATAGATGTCAAAACACCTAAAATTACTAAAATAGCTAACCAGCTTTACGACATTTTTAAAAAACACTATTTCTTTTATTTAGAACACGGATATACAAATTTTTAGTTTTAATATTTATAATAAACTAATATTGTATATTATGTCACAATTTGAAAATATTATATTTGGTAAGAAAAAATTCTCTGATGTTTTGGAGGAAATTTATAATAACCAAAAGAAAAAAGACCAACAGGTTACTGCTTTAATTTCCGAATTAAAACCACTTATTTCTGATATTGGAGATGCTACTCTTGTTGTTCCTTTAATTAAGGAATATATGGAAATTGGCGTTAAAAATGATGATATTTTAATTAAAATGGCTGCTTTAGCTCAACGTGCTATGGCAACCGTATCAGCTGATGGTTCTCTTACTATTTCAGATGAAGAAAAAGAGCAATTATTATCTGCTATGAATGAATTGAAAGGAGATAAATAATGGGTCAATATGGATTTGCAGCACTAAATCAACAACTTAATGCCAACGCTAATAATGGATTTAACGTTGCAAATGCTATTTCCCAAGCTAATTTAATTAGAGCAGTTAGAGTATTAAGTATTGTTTTAGATGAATTTCACCCAAGGTTTAAAGAATTAGGTGAATGGAATGGATTAGGAATTATTGAATATGAAGATGTTAATAACCCATTACCTTCTCCATCCTTACCTACAGCAAGACCTTTAACAGGTAATTTTAAAAATTTACCTCTTATAAATGAAATTGTTTATTTAATTGGACTTCCAAATACTGAAATTGAAGCAATATCTTCAAATACAGTTGAATATTATATTAATATAGTTTCACTTTGGAATCACCCACATCATAATGCTTTTCCAACAGCTCCTAATGCTTTACCTCCAACACAACAAAAAGATTATATTCAAACTGAGGGAGGTAATGTTCGAAGAATAACAGATCAATCTACAGAAATATTTTTAGGTAATACATTTATTGAACGTTCTAATATTCATCCTTTATTACCTTTTGAAGGTGATATAATTTATGAAGGTAGATGGGGTAATAGTATTAGAATTGGTTCAACTGTTAAAAATACACCTAATAATTGGTCTACAACTGGTTCAAATGGAGATCCTATTACTATTATTAGAAATGGACAAGGAACTCAAACAGAAGAAGGTTGGGTACCTGTAGTGGAAAATATTAATAATGATGATTCATCAATATATTTTACAAGTACTCAACAAATTCCATTACAAGCATCAAGTACTTCTTATTTAAGTTATAAAAATAATCCACCTCAAGCACCTAATCAATACGCAGGAAAACAAATCATAATCAATTCAGGTCGTTTAGTATTTAATTCAACTTTAGATCATATTTTATTTAGTTCTAAAAAATCAATTAATTTAAATGCTCAAGAAAGTGTTAATATTGATGCACCAACTGTTACATTACAAGCTGGAAAGGTATATTTAGGTTCTAAAAATGCAACCGAACCTTTATTATTAGGTAATAAAACAATTTCAACTTTAAATAATTTAATTACTAATTTAAGTGCATTTTTACAAATTTGTGCTACTGTAGTTTCAACAGCTCCAGGAACACCATTAGTTCCATTAAATTTAGCTGCAAGTCAATTATCTTCTCAGTTAAAAGTAATTCAAGGTAATCTTGAAAAATTAAAATCTAATTCTAATTATACTGTATAATGGCTGCTATAACTCCAGAAGATCAAGAACAAGAAAGATTGCAAAAAGCAGCTGATGATCAATTATTTTTAGATCAACAAGATGCTAATAATATAGATGCTACTCAAATTGAAAATGCTACTCCTACTGATTTAAAAGCAATGGGTATAGCTAAATTACCTTTATTATTATTAGTAATAGGTACTCAAGTTCAAAAAATTGTAATTCCTTCTTTAACTAATTTAATATCTACCTATATACAAAAATATATTGATACTGATTCTTGCCCAGATGCTGCTACTTTAGCTAAAATTAGGCAACAAAGAGATTTAATAGTAAGTCAATTAAATAAAATAGGTAGAACATTAAATGTTATTACAATATCTTTAACTGGTGTTGCTACATTTTTAAATATTTTACAAGGTGTTTTAAATGCAATAGATTTAGCAAAAATAGCAGCAAAAATAGCAGCAGTTACCTTTCCACCATTAGCTGCAGGTTTACCTCTTCTTTTAAATACTTTAAGTGTCGCTAAACAAACTGCTCTTGTTGATGAAAAAGGTAATTCTCGATTACAAAAATTAACATCAATTATTGGAGGTGCTGCTTTAGTAGCATCAATTGTTGGTGCTTTTATATTAACAGCAGTAACATTATTAAAATCAATTGATTTCTTTTTAGAAAAATGTGACCCTAATAATATGAATTCACTTATTCCTATATCTAAAGAAGTTAATGATGTAGCAGATGCACAAGCCCAATCAACTTTAACACAAAATGAAATAACATATCAAGGTTTTATTATTGAAATAGAAACAGTACCTTATACACCTACTGTAAATCGTAGACGTGCACTAGGTAAAAACCAATCAGGTATTGTATTAATTCAAACCGAATTATCCTTTACAACCGATGATCAAACTTTAATTAATGAATTAAAACTAATAATTGACAGAGATAATTTAAAAGCTTACTAATTTTAATATTTATAAATAATGAAGACAACAGAATTTAAAAAACTAATTAAGGAAGCTATGAAAGAAGCTATCCAAGAGGAATTAAAAGATATCCTGTTGGAAGCAGTTCGTGCTCCAAAAACAGTTGTGAATGAAACTATAAGAGATACTTATGCACAACCACATATTGAAAAACCAAAACAACTTAATGCTGCTGAAAGACGCGCTATGTTTGGAGGTTTATTAGAAGATATGCAAAACAACAACCCAGCAACAACAGCGTATACTGGTCAATTTAACCCTACAGGACCTGTAGATAATGTTAATGGAACATTACCTGCTGGAGAAGTAGGATTAGATATGATAATGGGATTAATGAATAAATAATGGCATTCGGAGCAAAGAAAATATACCCTATAGATACAAGACCAGGTACTGGTGTTGGTGTGGCTATTCCTTTTAATGCTCCTGGAGTATTTAAAACTACTTATACTACAAAAGAAGCTGTTAAAAATAATTTAATTAATTTTTTCTTAACAAATAAAAACGAAATATATTTAAACCCAACATTTGGTGGTAATTTAAGAGCATTTATTTTTCAACAAATTACAACAGGTAATCTTGATTCATTAAAAGAAGATATTCAATACCAGTTGAATTTATACTTCCCAAGTGTTATTATAGGAAGTTTAAATATAGATTCATACCCAGACATTAATCAAATTAACGTAATATTAAAATATAATATAAAAGATACAGGTTTAAGTGATACTGTAGAAATAGCATTTACATAATGGCAACTCAACGAAAAAACATACAATACATTAATAGGGACTTTAGTGAGTTAAGAGCTAGTTTAGTAGACTATGCTAAAACTTACTTCCCTACAACATATAACGATTTTACTCCAGCATCACCAGGTATGATGTTTATGGAGATGGCTGCCTATGTAGGTGATGTTTTATCATTTTATCTTGATAATCAAATTCAAGAAACATATGTACAATATGCTCGTCAAACAAATAATTTATATGAATTAGCTTATATGTTTGGTTATAAACCAAATGTAACTCAAGTTGCTTCTGCCCCTATTGATTTTTACCAACAAGTACCAGCTAAACTTTCAGGTTCAACCTGGATTCCTGATTTTGATTATGCACTTTTTATTAATCAAAATGCTCAAGTAAAATCAGTTACTAATCCTAATATTTCATTTTTAATAGAAGACCCAATTGATTTTTCAGTTTCAAGTTCAGGTGACCCTACAGAAGTATCAATTTTTGCTACATCAGGAGCTAATCCAACTTCCTTTTTATTGAAAAAAACAAGAAATTCAATATCTTCAACAATTAATACAACTACGTTTTCATTTGGTGCTCCTCAACAATTCTCAACAGTTGAAATTAATGCTGAAAGAATTATTGGTATATTAGATGTTTTTGATACTGATTCTAATGAATGGTATGAAGTAGATTATTTAGCACAAGATGCTGTTTATGATTCTATAAAAAATACTAATCCAAATGATCCTAATTTATCTCAATATCAAGGAGATACACCTTATCTTTTAAAACTTAAACAAGTCCAACGAAGATTTATTACACGTTTTTTAGATTCAGGTTCATTACAAATACAATTTGGTGCAGGTACTGCAACAGATACAGATGAAGAAATTATCCCTAATTCCGATAACGTAGGTTTAGGTTTACCATTTGAAAAATATAAATTAACAACAGCTTATGCTCCTTCAAACTTTATATTTACTAAAACTTATGGTATTGCCCCATCACAAACAACTTTAACAGTTAGATATTTAACAGGCGGTGGAGTTGAAGCAAATGTACCTTCAAATGATCTAACAAATTTAGTAGCAAATATTCAGTTTTTAAATTCAAATTTAAATTCTACAACGGCAAATACTATATTTGCATCATTAGCAGTTACTAATCCAATTGCTGCTGATGGTGGTGGAGATGGAGATTCAATAGAAGAAATTAGACAAAATACCTCAGCAAACTTTGCAACACAATTACGTAACGTAACTCAAGATGATTATTTAGTAAGATCATTATCAATGCCTGCTAAATTTGGAGTTATTGCTAAAGCATATATTGAACCTACAAAAGCTCAATCAATGTCTGCAGGCGAATCTAATTCCGTATTAGACTTGTATGTGTTGTCATATAACGCAAACAATCAATTAAACACAGCATCACCCGCTTTAAAACAAAATTTAACTACATACTTATCTCAATATAGAATGGTTAATGATGCTGTTAATATTAAAGATGGATTTATTATTAATATTGGCGTAAATTTTGATATTATAGTACTTCCCGAATTTAATAGTAGTCAAGTATTATTTGATTGTATTACAGCATTAAAAGATTATTTTGCTATTGATAAATGGCAACTTAATCAACCTATTATTTTAAGGGAACTTTATATTCTTTTAGATAGAATAAAAGGTGTACAAACAGTAAAAGATATAACAATTTCAAATTTTGTAGGAACAAATTTAGGATATTCACCTTATACTTATGATATAAATGCAGCAACAATAGGAAATGTAATTTATCCATCACTTGATCCTTCAATATTTGAAGTTAAATATCCAAATCAAGACATTCAAGGTAGAATAGTAAATTTATAATAAATAAAAATGGCAGTTTATAAAATATTTCCTGAAAAAGACGCAACAGTATATTCATTGTTCCCTAATATGAATACGGGAATGGATGAAATTATTGAAGCCACAGAAACATCTTTTGCTTACTCAGACCCAAATCCACAAACAAGTAGATTTTTAATTAAATTTAATAATGATGATCTTAACACTGCATTTGAC